CTTTACACCGAGTAAGGGTAATGATAAGGTGACGCGCGTGCACTCTGTATCGGTTCTTTTTGAAGCAGGCATGGTGTACGCACCAGACACGAAGTTTGCGGATGAGATGATAGAGGAGGTTGCGGCTTTTCCAAATGGGGAGTATGATGACCTTGTGGATAGTATGACACAGGCTTTGATGCGGTATCGTCAGGGCAACTTTGTGCAGCTACCAAGTGACGATTGGGAAGAAGAGGATAACAACGTGCAAGTAAAAGCGTACTACTGATGACGGATCTGTTTACGGAACGCGATAAGAAAAAAGCCAAGGCTTTTGTAAAAGGAGCAAATACGGGGATTGCTAATCTTTTAGGTTTTCCTGTTGACATGGTTAACATGGCGCCTCTTCTTGTAAATCTTTTACCGGGCAAGCAGGGCATGAAGCCTTTTTCTGAAGATCCGGTTGGTGGGTCCCAGACGTTTAAGAATTTAATGGCAGCGGGTAATGTGGGCACGTATAAAGATGTGCAATCAATTCCTGAAGATGAGTATGGGGCGGGTGTTGCGGGTATGTTATCGAGTGAAGCTTTGCTATCTTTAGTTCCTGCCAGTAAGTTGATACAACAGTTGACCAAAGGGAAAAAGGTTAATTTACCGCAACCCAGTGCGGGTGGCGTAGATTTATCAAAGAGAGATTTTCTTAAAAAAGCTCCTGTTGCTGTAGCGGGGGCAGCCATGGTTCCCTCTGTTTTAAGAGAAATTGGTGAGGTCATACCTACGACAGCCACAACTAAAGCGGCAAAAGTTGGTTTAAAAGGCGTTATAGGTAGTGCCGCAGCAAAAGCAAACAAGTTACGTGATTTGTATTTTGGCACAGAGAAGGCCTTAAAAGGCAAAGGCGATCCGGTAGATCAATTATCGCAATCTTTGAAACGTAGTGAAGAGATGGACGCTGTAACTACGTCAATGAATAAAGAGCTTTCAGATTTTGTAAAAGGCAAAAATTACGATGATTTTATGAAATTAAAAGATGAAGAGCTTATTGCATTAGGGGAGATACAGCAAGACATAACACACGTTATGCGCACAGGGACTACTCCAAAGGATGTAATATATTCTGGAGCTCCTCTAAGGGAAAAAACTGTTTCCGAGGCTTTAGGCAAGGCAATAGATAATCGTGGACTAAGGGGCAAGATCACGGACCTTAGTAGGGCAAGAATGTTTGAATCAATTGCGGCTAAAAGAGAGGTGCGAAAAAGAGCCGGTTTCGTTGGTAAGAGCGGGATTGATTTGCCCTCAAGCATTATTCCAAAAATGTTCCCCTCTGGCACTACAGCGAAAACGACAAGTCTTTTTCCAACAGAGGCTAAGAAGGGTAAGCAGTTATTGATTGTGTCCTGTGGTAGTACTAAATGCCCGGACGTTGGTAACATGAAAGCATTAGATAGATATTTAGGCCCTATATTTCAATCAATAAAAAAGGCGGGGGTGCCTGAAAACGTAGATGTCGCTATATTGTCCGCGAAACACGGACTTATACGTGCTGACACTCCGATAGAGAACTACGATCAATTAATGACAAAAGATAAAGTAAAGGATTTTTTAAGTAATCCGGACGAGATAAGTAAGATTGCGGAAACCATGCAGGGCTACGATAAGGTATTAGTGCAGGGTGGTGATAATTACAAAAACGTGATTAAGTCCGCAGCCGGAGATATACCTTTTACAGAAGTGCCCAAGGGTCGTGGGATTGGAGATCAACGTAGTTTTGTCGCACAATTTTTAAAAGATCAGGCGAAACCCATGGCTAAAGGCGGTATCGCAGGCTTGTCTGACATAGCACGCGATATGTTCAAGGGTCCAAAAGGTATTGGCGCTTATCAATCGTTTATGGTAGGGTAACCAAAAGGAGTCACTATGGCTATAGAAAAAGGAATACCATCACAGCTTGATCCCGAAGATCTGGCCGCAGAAGTAGAGCTAGAGGTCCCCGGTAGTATGGAGCCGATAGCGATGGTCGATATGGATGTTGAAGCGGAGAACATGGACATAGAGATTACCGCCGAGGACGACGGTGGTGTGACCGTGGACTTTGAGCCGACCGATCAAAGAGGCACAAGTGATGATTTTTATTCTAATTTAGCCGAAGAAATGCCCGATAGAGAGCTTGGACGTATAGCAGGCGAGCTTTTGGGGGAGTATGACGCGAATAAAGCGGGTCGGCAGGAGTGGGAAGATGCCTATGCTAATGGTTTAGAGCTGTTAGGCTTTAGTTATGAAGAGAGAACACAGCCGTTTAGGGGTTCTTCTGGTGTAACACACCCGTTATTGGCCGAAGCGGCAACACAATTTCAGGCACAGGCCTTTAATGAGCTACTTCCGTCGTCGGGTCCCGTCAGAACTACGATAGTTGGTGCCGAAACACGCGATAAACAGCAGCAATCACAGCGTGTACGCCAGTTTATGAACTATTACATCACAAATGTAATGGAAGAGTACACACCAGAGCTCGATCAGATGCTTTTTTATCTACCGTTGGCCGGTTCAACGTTTAAAAAAGTGTATTATGATGAAAATATGGGCAGAGCGGTGTCTAAATTTATACCGGCAGAGCATTTGGTGGTGCCTTATGAGACTTCGGACCTTGAAACGTGCCCAAATATTACGCAAACGCTGCGAATATCGCTAAATGAGCTCAGAAAGAAACAAATATCGGGCTTTTATCTCGATATTCCGGTACTTCCGGGGCAGGCAGAAGGTGATTCTGTAACCGATGAAATTAATAAAATAGACGGAATGTCGCCAAATCAGATAGATTATGACTGTACTTTGCTCGAATGTCATGTCGATTTAGACATTGAGGGCTATGAAGAAACAGACGAGGATGGGGAGCCCACAGGTATAAAAGTACCGTATGTGGTTACAATTAGTCAGGATAACGGGCAGATATTGTCCATACGCCGTAATTATCGTGAAGATGATGATATGAAGCGCAAGATACAATATTTTGTGCACTATAAGTTTCTACCCGGTTTTGGTTTCTATGGGTTGGGACTTATTCACACGATTGGCGGGTTGTCACGAACCGCCACAGCGGCTCTGAGGCAGCTAATCGACGCCGGTACGTTGTCCAACCTTCCTGCGGGTTTCAAGGCCCGTGGACTACGGATCCGAGACGACGATGATCCGCTTCAGCCCGGTGAGTTCCGCGATGTGGATGCTCCCGGAGGGGCTATTCGTGACAGCCTTATGCCGCTGCCATTTAAAGGTCCCGATCAAACCTTATTCCAGTTATTGGGATTTGTTGTTGATGCAGGACGTAGGTTTGCCACGATTACGGATATGAAGGTTGGCGATGGTAATCAGCAGGCGGCTGTCGGTACGACTATAGCGTTGTTGGAACAGGGCTCACGGGTGATGAGTGCGGTGCATAAGAGACTGCATTATGCGATGCGGTTGGAGTTTAAGATCCTGTCACGAGTGATGAGCGAGAGTTTACCCGGTGAATACCCTTATGCGGTAGAGGGTGAGGACAGTGCTATAAAAGCGACTGACTTTGACGATAGAGTAGATGTTGTGCCTGTATCGGACCCAAATGTCTTTTCACAGGCACAAAGGATTGCGTTGGCGCAAACGAAGCTACAGTTAGCGGGTGCTGCACCTGATTTACATAATATGTATGAAGTGTACCGTGATATGTATGATGCGCTTGGGGTTAAGGATACCGATAGAATTATGAAGCGTGTGCCCGATGAGGAGCCTACACCCAAAGATCCGGCGCAGGAGAATATAGATGTTATGGATATGGTGACGTTGAAGGCGTTTCAGGGGCAGGACCATGAGTCCCACATTATGGCGCATTTAGTGTTTGGAGCGTCACCTATGATTGGTGGTATGCCGGCTTTAGCTATGGCTCTACAGAAGCACTGTATTGAACACGTGCAGATACAAGCAGAAGAAATGGCGATGATGGAGATGCGTAAGCAGGGACCGATGGCGCCGGAACAGCAGGAGATGCTGATGGAAAGTATTAAGGCTAAGTTTGTAGCGCAAGGTATGCAGCAGTTGAGACAACTATCACAACAGGCCTCGGGTCAGGGACCAGATCCTCTGGTGCAGCTCAAGGAGAAGGAGTTGCAGCTTAGAGCACAGGCAGAACAGAACGATGCGCAGAACGATCAGGCAAAACTTAATCTTGATGCACAGAATCAGAGATTACGTGCCGATCAGTTCCAACAGCGGTTGTCGAGTCAGGAACGACAGACAAGTGCACGTATAGATGCAGCGATGCAAAGAGAATTTATTAAAAGCAAAAGTAAGTAACCTATGAAACTACGGGAAAAACTATGTTCGATCCAGTCACTATTTCTGCGGCTGTAGCTACCGCAAGCACGGCGTTCTCGGGAATTAAGCGTGCCTTTCAGGCAGGCCGCGATCTTGAGAGTATGTCACAGGATCTGTCAAGATGGATGGGGGCTGTGTCTGATGTGGATGCGGTCCATAAATCGGCAAAGAACCCTACTATGTTTCGTAAAGTGTTTGGTGGGGGCACGGTAGAACAAGAGGCAATCGAGGCGTTCGCAGCAAAAAAGAAGCTAGAAGAGCAGCGATATGAGTTACAACAGTTTATTAAGTTTACGCATGGAACGGCTGCTTGGGACGAATTATTACGTATGGAAGGCCAAATACGCAAACGTAGACAGCAGGAGATATATGATAAAAAGATATTTAGAGAGAAGGTCATTGGGATTGTGGTGCTTATTGTGGTGCTTACTGTTGGCTTGGCTGTTCTTGGTCTTTTCGTTTACTCCCTCATGGGACTCGACAGAGGGTGGTGGCTATCAGACTAGGGATCAATGTGTCCGTAAACAAGGCGGTCAAGAAACGTTTGAGTGGCTTTGCACTGATGGTTATGTGATATATTTAGCACAATCAGAAAATATTATTCAGTGCTTTAGTTGTTTTTTAAAAAAATTTAGTGACTGGACTTGGGAACAAGAGATTAGACGGGGGGTTCGTGAGGACCCAAAATATATAACGTGCCGTCGTTACAAAAGAAAGAAGGCGCGAAATGGTCAGGAAGTTTGTCTATACAAAGGGGCGAATGACACATATTCTCTTGTTGTTGAGGGCCAATGTCCTATAGAATACAGCTGTAAATATGAGCCCGGTGGTACAGAACCAAATATTGACAGTGTTGTCGATTCGTTGAATGATAGTTTTAAAAAATGAAGGTATTACTGTTTGTGTTAGTTATTCTTGAAGGTACTGAAATTTACGATGACTCCATAGAATATGGTAGTATTGATAAGTGTAACTGGTATGCGGAGAAAATAAACTTTTACAATGAGCGACAAACAAGAAATACTTTTTCTGCATATTGCAAACCAAAAGTAGCGGAAAGAAAAAAAGAATGACACAAAAGAAGTTAGAAAAAGGCTCTGTGTGGGAGAAAGCTGACGCAAACGGCGATGGGGTTGTTAGCGATCAAGAAATGGCTATGCGTGAGCGCATGGTCCTTTTAGAGAACAGAGACAAGAAAGAGGACCAACAACGTCATCTTGTGTGGTTTTCAGCACTAACTGTAACAGCGTTTATAGTTGTGTTGATGACGCCCTTAGTTCCTGTGGATAGAATTTCCCACCTCTCAGGAATCGCTGAAATTTGGGTATTATCAAACATGGGCGTTTTGGCAAGCTTTATCGGATTTAATCAATTAGCTAAAAGAGGAGAGAAAAAGAATGACCATATCGAGAGGTAGTGTACCGACACTTGTTGATCGGGGCCGACAGAAAAAGAAAAGTAGTGCCGGCGATCAAGAGTTAAGTGAATTGGAAAAACTTGCGTATCCAAAAATGCCCACAATTATTAGTGAGGGCAAGAAAAAGAAGAAGAAGGTAGTGGTATAATGTTACAATCTCTTATAGGTCCTGTAAGTGGTCTTCTTGATAAATTTATAGAAGATAAGGACGAAAAAGCAAAGTTGGCACACGAAATAGCCACGATGGGGCAGAAACACGCTCAGGAGCTTGCGCTTTCTCAGGTAGAGGTAAATAAAGCCGAAGCGGCGTCAGGCTCATTGTTTAAGGGCGGATGGCGCCCGGCTGTGGGTTGGTGCTGTGCGTTTGCCTTCCTATATCATTTTATCCTCAAAGACTTAATTATCTTTGGTTGTGCGATTGCGGGAGTAGCTCTTCCCGAGCTTCCTGAATTTGACATGGGTACGCTTCTAACGGTTTTGGGCGGTATGCTCGGAATCGGGGGACTCCGCACGTATGAGAAGCAAAAAGGATTAACCAAATAACATCCACTAAGTGTGATGTTTGTGGCCACGATATGGAAAACGTAGACGGAAGTTTGCGTTGTAAATATTGTCAATACTTCTATGATATGAATAAAGAGTGGGTAGATTTTGTCCACAAAAAGCAGGAGAAACAAGATGGCATTCAAATTATCAAACAGGAGTCTGGGAAAACTGGAGGGCGTGAGCGAGGATCTGGTAGAAACAGTAAAGAAGGCGATTGAGCTGACATCCGTCGATTTTGGCGTGATTTATGGGGTTCGTTCTTTAGCCGAACAGGAGAAGCTTTTCAAATCGGGCCGATCCCAAACGATGAAATCAAAACATTTGTTGCAAGACGATGGCACAGCACACGCTGTCGATTTAATGGCGTACCAAGACGGACAGCCCTGTTGGGAAATTCAGGTTTATGATGAAATAGCGGATGCTATGAAAGAAGCAGCAGTGCGAGAAGGCGTTAAAATTAGGTGGGGCGCCGCATGGCAAATAGATGACCTTCGTGACTGGGACGGCACGGCCGAAGAAGCGATGAACGCTTATATCGATTTACGTCGCTCGCAATCACGCAGGCCCTTTATCGATGGTCCTCATTTTGAAAAGAACTAGACAAGCCTTATATTTTCGCATAATACTAGATTAAGTCTTATCTGGAGTAGAAGTTTTGGACGGAGTACAACTGGCACAAGCCATTTATCGAATCATAGATGACCGAAAATCTTTTGTGCAGGAACAATTACTTTTTGACCAGATAAAAAATATGGAGCAATATCGTGAGATGATGGGTAATCTTTCAGCCCTCAATCATGTGGAACAGGAACTCAAGGGCCTGCTAGATAAACAGGAGCGTTTAAATGACTAATGCAGAATCCGTCGCTGAGGCGTATGTGGAAACAAAAGAAAAAGTTTTGAATCCAGAAGCTCTTAGCGCAACACTTTTAGAAAGAATGCCAACCCCGACAGGTTGGCGACTTTTAATACTACCCTACAAAGGCAAAGGTAAAACAGAAGGCGGAATATATCTGCCGGAAAACGTTGTTGAAGAAAATACCGTGTCTACACAGGTTGGGTATGTATTAAAGGTTGGTGATCTTGCTTTTAAAGATAAGGACAAGTTTCCTACCGGGGCGTGGTGTGAAGCGGGTAATTGGGTAATGTTTGCCCGTTACGCGGGATCGCGTTTTAAAATAGATGGGGGCGAGGTAAGAATACTTAATGACGATGAGGTTCTTGCACGAATACTTGAACCCGAAGACATTTTGCATTTCTAGGAGTAAATAATGGCAGAACAACAAATAGAACTTGAGCTCGAAGAAGAGCAGGACACTGAGGTTGAGGTAAAGACTGAAGCCAAGGAAGAGGACAAAGTAGAAACTGTCGAGGTCGAGAAGCCCGATAATTTTGAAAAAGCCGAGTCCGCAACACAGAAACGTATTGATCGTTTGACTAAAAAGATGCGGGAAGCCGAGCGTCAGAGAGAAGAAGCGATTACATATGCACAGAAAGTGCAGGCTGAATCTACTGAATTACGCAACCGTATGAATACTTTGGATACTAATTATGTAACGGAGTATAGCACACGGGTAGAATCACAGATGACGGCTGCCGAGCAAGACATGGCAAAAGCCATGGAAGTCGGTGACACAAATGCTGTTGTAGAAGCACAGCGTAAGATTACCGCTTTGGCTATTGAGAATGATAGAGCCCAACAAGCAAAGCAACAGCAGGAACGGTTGGCTAAACAAGTACAAGAGCAGCCCCAACCGCAACAGCAGCAAGTGCAACAGCCGGCCCGAAAACCGTCACCCAAGGCGGAAGCATGGGCCTCAAAGAATAACTGGTTTGGTCAGGACGAAGCCATGACGTATGCGGCTTTTGGTATTCATAAAAAATTAATTGAGGAAGAAGGGTTTGACCCGAACTCCGATGAGTACTATACTGAACTGGATAGACGAGTGCAGACAGAATTTCCGCAT